AACACATCTTTTAGTGCAACAGATGTATCTTCAGGAGGTGGTGGAGAAGTAAGCACAGCAGTAACAGGTGCTAAATTTGTTGTAGCGTTTAAAGAACATATGTTCTACGCAGGTATGTCAAGTAACAAACAAGAGTTAGTATTTAGTGTACCTTTTGATGAAGACAACTTTGCCACAGGTAGTGGTGCAGGAAGCATCAAGGTTGATGACGAAATAACAGGACTTAAAGTTTTCCGTGAAGATTTATTTATATTTTGTCAAAATAGAATATTTAAATTATCGGGAACATCAACTAGTAACTTTGCTATAACAGCAGTAACAAGAGATATAGGGTGTATTAACGGAGATACAATACAAGAATTTGCAGGTGACCTTATTTTCTTAGGACCTGATGGCTTACGTACAATCGCAGGTACTGCAAGAATTGGTGACGTTGAGTTAGGAACTATAAGTGCTAATGTACAAAGTTTATTTGACGCTAACCTATCTAGTGCATCTGAATTTGAATCAGTAGTTATACCTGATAAGACACAGTATAGAATATTTTTTACAAAAGATGGCACAGGTGAAAATGCAACCAAAGGTGTCATATGTGTATTAAAAGGACAAACTTTTGAGTTTGCAGAGTTAAGAGGCATTAAACCAGCTTGTACAGACACATTTGTATCTGCAGGGGATGTTATAGTCTTACACGGTGCATATAGTGGTGGTTATATATATAGACAAGAGTCAGGCAACGACTTTGATGGAACTGCTATATTAGGTAAATATAGAGGTCCTGATATGACTTTTAATGACGCAGGTATAAGAAAACATATGCAACGTGTTATAGTTAACTTTGCACCTGAATCAACAATAGATGCAGATTTATTTTTAAGATATGATTATGAAGCGAAAGATTCTGCAAGACCTGCAGCTTATCCATTAGATTCCAGTGATATAGCCGCAATATATGGAACTACTACATATGGTGCTAGTTCTACAAGTTTTGGAACATATGGTGGTGCATCTCAACCTTTAGTAAGACAAGCTGTTGAAGGGTCGGGATTTGCAGTTGCACTTAGAGTTAACGATGGTGGTTCTACTGCACCATATTCACTAAAAGGGTTTCAGTTAGAATA